TTGCGAGAGATGTTAGGGAATATGTTAAATCCCAATGGATACGGAATAGTTAAATATTTACCTTCACCGCCAGCTGGGATAACAAAGTTTTTAGCTTTAATTGGTTCTGGAATATCATCTTCATCAATGCCAGCTGCTGCCAACAAGATAGATTGCATGCCACCCAATGCCAATCCGCCAAGCATAATCTTCTTGCCAGCTGGGCCTTTAAGAGTTTGAATGATACGTGCTGAACCTTGAACAGATGCATTGAAGAATGCATATAGTGCATTCATTTGGCGTGACATTGCACCACGTTTATCAAAGTTAACAGTTAAGTTCTTTGCAATGATTGCCGCCTCATGCTTGGTCAAGCCTTTGTCTAGTGCCGCTTTATAAGCAGACAACCTTACAGAGTTTTCCATCATGTCGTTGAAATCTGTTAAGGCATTTAATACATGGCCAAATGCTTTTCTAGCATTTCCTTCTTTAGTCTTATTCAATAGCTCTTCAGCTAACTTGATGTCATCTTGTCTGCGAATCAATGAATCACGATGGCCAGCTTGGCCGCCTTGTTCACGGAAGTCACGATATAGATCAGCCCATTCACCTTGAGTGTTTAAAACACCTTTACGTTCATTACGCAATGTTTTAATAATGCCGTTCATGGCTGGCATAATTCCAGCTGCAACTTCTTTTTGTTTGCCCGCAAGTTGAGTAGTAGAAAGGTTATACATGGCACCTTTAGTATCACGAATTAAGTTCTTGATACCAAAGATTGGGTTGTATTGTGTGTTGACGTTTTTAAACCATTGAACGTAACTATTAGATGCCTTTAAGAAGCCACTTAGCTCATCGCCATTCATGTTCTGTAATGATTTGGCAATACGCATTGCTGCTTCATCATGTGGATTAAAAAACACATAACGTTCTTTGCCGTTAATGCGAACTGAAAATACGTTATCTTTATAACGATTCATTGCATTAATACGGTTAGATACAACTTCTTTACTTGCATTGCTAATAGGCAAGCCTTCATCATCAAATGCTTGTTCTTTAGGCTGTAGCTTTCTTAAGTAACGTTCTTTAGGTTCCGCCATTAAGTTCTTAACAATATCTTCTGGCTGATCAATACCCATATCACGAAGCTCTTGCATTAGCTTCTCTGGGTTTTTGAATGCATCAGGATTAACTGGCAACCAGAAGCCTGGATTTGGATTGTGTAGAGCAAGGCCATATACAGCTTTTTGAACTTCCATCTTTTCAGCACGGATAACAGCACGTTCATAGTTGCCGATAATATTACCGATCACATCATCTACGTTACGCATAGAACCTAACGCACGTTTCCCATAAGGACCACGTGCAGCCATTCCCTTGCCTGTGCCAGCAAGTCCTTGTTCTGCTTCATGTTCACGTCTTAATGGAACGTAGCTCTTATAAGTTTCATTCCATTTGTCAACCATTTCTTGAGATACATCGCCAGACTTAACCAAAACATCTTGGGTCTCTTTAACCATGCGATCAAACTCTTTGGCCACTTTCTCAAACTTCACTCGTTTTGCTGGATCTAAAGATGCAAGATAAGCACGTGCCTCATCTGTATGAATACCAGATCCACGATCCTTCAATGGATTTTGCACCATTTGCTTGGTAACAGGATCCTTGTAATCAGGATTAATTGAGTTCATTTGCGCATTTCGTTCTTCTGCATGGCGCATGTGTAAGTATGTATTAATTTCAGCTGGAGTGATGTTTTCTTTCTCCATTAGCTTAACGGCAGGCTGCACATCCTTGAGTAAGAAGTTTCTAATTTTAGTGGCTACCCGCCCATGGAAAGTTTGCTCTTTCTCATAAGGATTAAATGTTTCATCAATAGTCTTGCCAGTCCTGACAATCTCTTGTTGGATTAATTTAAGATCACGTAAACTATCTTGGTATTTGAAAATATATTCTTCTACCTTAGACTTGACCCCAGTAGCATCTTTTAATGGATGCTCCCACTCTGGGCTGACGTCCTGGCCTTGTATATTCTTTTGTCCTGTACCATAAGCGGCATCAGGCACTCCATCTTTATATGCAGAGCCTCCATAATAATATCCGCCCTTTTCACGCATGTGACCTTGTACTGTTTTGCCAGTAAAGATGCTATGTGATGACTCCATAAGATCATCATACAATGAGCGTTCTAATGCTGTGCCATCTTTAATACCAACGGCTTTCTTAACAAGAGCTTTAAAGTCATCCCATAATCTAGCACCAGCATTTTTAGTAAGTATGCTTGGTAAGCTCATTAAATGTTTAATGAATTGTGGATTAGAGAATGCTTCGGCAACCATTTCTTTTACGTTGCCATGACCGTAATGTTCTATATCACCCGCACCTTTTTTAGATGCTGCAAATATTTTAAGGAAGTCTTCACCAAGCGGTGTAATTGCTTTACCATTTTTATTCTTAGTAGTGAACTCCATATGATCACGTAATGAATGCACAGTGGCAGCATGAGTTGCTTCATGAAGTAATGTATCTAATTCATTGCCATACATCTCATGTGGATGCATGTGTAATACATTTTTAGGGCCATAGTAATACCCATAAATTCTGCTACTTACTTCTCCCTTTTTTCTAACCTCAAATTTTGGAACATATAGATGTGTTTTGTTAACAGCATCTGAGCGCATTAATTGATCAATTAAATTAATGGCATATTCTGCTTTTTCTGGGGTGTATCTAAAATACTTTCCTCCGTCTTCAGCCAACTTGTCACGGACAACTTTTAATGCACCACCCAAATGCGTTTGATGCTGAATATAATCAGTTGTTCTGCCATATGGTGTGCTTTGAGTAGCTTTCATGTAGCCAGGATGCAGTTCATACGGATCACGGGGGCGATTAATATGCTTTTCAAAATCTGGGAAAGCTTTTTCACGGGCAGCCATCTTGTCATAATGCTCTTTTAATATATAAGGCATGACAGGCATGATGTTTTTAAAATCTAATTTTCCATTATCAGTTCTAATACGTGTTAATGTCGTTTGCGCTTCACCTGGCAAATCATTAAATGGTTTTGGATTAAGTTTATTCCATTCTTTTTCAACGCTACCATTTCTATATTGGCGAACTTGATTGCTAATTGTTTTGATATCTTTTTCTGGAATACTAATGGTGCCATCATTTAATTTTTTAGCAACGGTTACAATTTGTTTCTGAGCAAAACGTGGCAAGCTGTAATAATCATGCGCTACAGATTCAATATTTGTAGGCTTATTAGCATTCCATACATCTCCAATATCATGAGAACTTAATCCCTTATCTGCAGCAATTTTAATTACTTCTTCTCCTATGTTGGGAGAAGAGTAACTTACTATATCTGCAGGCTTAGGCGGAACAACAGGACGTTCCAACGTGCCAGTATCAATAATAGGCAATGCTGCAGGCGCTTCAATCTTATCCGTCTTAGTAATCTTTGGAGGATTTGCAGGCGGATTATGTGGAATTTCTGGCACTTCAGGTTTAACTGGAGGCGTACCCTCTGGAGCTTTTGGTGGCTCAACAGGTTTTATTGGTTTAACTTCAAATGCTGGACTATCAAAAGGTAAGTGGACATAAGTTGGAGTTCCATCTGGTAATTCTCCATACTTAATTTGCACCAATGGTGTGCCGTCTGGTTGCGTAACAATTTTACCCGTTTGTGTTTTTGGAATTCCTTCACCAGGATTGTGCCAAGTAATTTCAACTTCATGGCCTGCTTCAGGTACGTAAGGTTTAGGCGGTTCTACAGGAGCTTCTGGCTTCACAGGAGCTTCTGGTTTTACAGGAGTTTCAGGGGTCACAGGGACTTCAGCTACAGGAGGAACTTCTGGGCTGTATACCCCAGGAGTATGAGGTACATCTGCACCAGTTTCAAACTCTTTAATCATGCCAGGAATATTTTGACTGCCTGGTGGTGGCATTCCCCCTGGAGGAACTTCGCCCGTAGGAACTTCGCCCGCTGGAGGAGCTGGCGGAACTTCACCTGCTGGAGGTGTAACTGGCGGCTCTTCACCAGCAGCCTTTAATGCTTTAGGTGACTTAGGTTCAAATGGCGCTTTAACACCATGAGTAACCGTATCAAACAATGCCCAGTTTACAAAGTCATTAACAGCTTCACTTGGGTTAATTTCTTTACGTTCACCCAATTGAACTTCAGATGCTTGTTTAACAAGATTAGCAGCGGCACCTGTAGCACCCATCTCTGTAGACTTGGCAGCAACCTTAGCCATCTTACCAATCTTGCCAGTTTTGTATGCGGCATCAGCGGCTTTAGCAATAGCACCTGGTGGCATTAACAATAACTCTGGATCCTTACCAAGCTCATATGCCATAGCACGAGCCGTATCATATGGATGAGTCACAGCATTTTTACCAAACTGTGCTAACCCAGAACCAATTTCTTCAGCCATTCCTTTTAATGTTGTAGGTTCACCAGCTGCCGCAGCTTTTGATCTACGCTCTTCAAGTAGTTTAGAGTATTCTGTGTTAAATGCTTGATTATATTTAACAAAATTTGTTTTGCTAAAATCTTTACCATGTTCAGCATCAACATTAGCACGAGCTTTATTTTTAAGCTCTGTGTCTGTCATTGCTCTAAACAATGTGCCAATATCACCAGATCCTAAATATTCTCCAGGAGAAACGGCAGGGCCTGTACCAGCCCAGTTTAGGTCTTGTGGTTGTTCTGGTTGAGCTGCTTTTTGTTGAATTTCAGCTGGTGCTTGTGGAGCAGACTCTGTGAATAATCCTGTGTTGTTTTGAAGATCATAGTTATCACCAATCTTCATTACATAATCTTTACCTTTTGGACCAAATACATCAATGTTACCAGTCTGTGCATACTTATCAGCCGTGCCAGGACCTTGGTGGTAAGCCATTAAAGCTACCGCTGGATCTTTGTATTTGTCTAGATAAGATTTCATTAAAGTAACCCCAGCACGAATGTTTCCCTCTGGAGTTTTTAAATCATCTTCTGAAAAGCCATGAAGCTTGCCTGTGTCAGGCGTGACTTGCATTACCCCCAATGCATTTTGATTGGAGGTAAGTACCTTGTCGCCTTTGTTGTGGGATAAACGGCTTTCTTGGTATGCTTGGGCAATCGCAAAATCTGGATCTACACCTTGCTTTACCGCTTCATCCCCGACTAATCTAGCTATTTCTTTTTGACTGTCGCTTAAGATGTCAGGAGTTAAAGCCATTTTATGTCCCTTGTTGTTGTTTCAGCTGAGAGTATAAACTATTTGGGTTGGCTGGTATAGGTGCAGCAGCAACTGGGGCGGCTGGTTTAGCAGCTGGTTGTGGAACTGTTGCATTAGGGCCAGTAAGCGTCTCACCAAATTGTTGATACCATGGCTTTTTAGGAGCAGCTGCAGGCGCTTGAGCTACAACTGGTTTTTCTAAGGTTAAATATTTGAATAGTGGGGATGCTTTCATTGTAACATATGCTTCTTCTCTTGCTAAACGTTTAGCTTCGCTTTCTTCCATTTCTGGGTGAGCTGTAATTAATTTATTATACGTATCAACAAGGGTATCTTGATAAAGTCTAATTGCATTTGTTTGATTTAAGCGTTCACGTTCGGCTGTTTTGTCTGCAGACATAATTTCTTTATTAGCTGCAATTTGAGCGAGTGTAGCTTCTTTATTACCACGTGAAGTTTCATTGCTCATAATGTTGCCAAGCAATTGACCTCTACGTGTTTCATCGGCTTTAGCGCCTTCAATGTTAAAGTTAGCAATAGATTTAAGATTAGCTAATGCTTCTGCATCATCTTTAGCCTGGCCTGCTTCTGCAGCACCCCAGCCATGTGCAACGTTAGATAACAGATCTGAGAAGCCATGGCCTGTACGTGATGGAGCTTCAGCCATGCCTAATCCAAGCCTACGATAATAAGTAGCATCTTCATCAGCTTTTTGTTTAGCCATTTCGTCTCTTAATTCTTTAATGCCAGCACCAGATGCATTTTGTACATTATGCATATTCCAAACCATTGGAGCAAGTTTTGCCATATCAACATTGCCTTTTGCATCCATAGGCAAGTCTTCATATTTTGCAGCTGGAACTTCTTCACCTTCTGCAAAAGCTAAGATACCACCACCAGCCATTTTAGTCATGTCACCCGTAGCAATAGAATCTAAACCAATACGGCCACCGTGTGCAGCTGTAGGAACCTGTCCTTGAGGTGGCAAGCCTTGTTGTTGACCTTGTTGAGGTTGTTGGCCTTGTTGTGGAGGAGGTGCCTCTGGTGGCAATTGTGTAGGCTGTGAAGCTAATACATTAATTGCTTGTGGATTAGATGTAATGTATTGATTTAAACCTTGTTGACCTGCAGCAGCCATCTTGCCAAATGGATCTACAGCTGGACTTTTTTGCATGGCTTGAAGTTGTTGTTGATTCATCATGCTAACGGGGATTGCTCCACCCATTGCATATTTTTTAGTTTCCATTAAACCGCCACCAGCCTTGCCGCCCAAAATACCAGCTGCAGCCAAGCCACCAACTTGCGAAGCTAAGTTAGGAGCAGCTTGATACATTTGTGTAGATGATGATTGCATTGGCAACCCACGGATCATAGAGTTTAACAAGCCTAACTGCATGAATGGATATTGCTGTGCAGTAGCGTAGTTTTGTACGGCTTGGTTAATAATGTTTTGTTGGTTTTGTTGTTGCAATGCACCTTGGTTAGCTTGCGTACCTAAGATACCTTGTTGTGCAGCCAGTTGCGCACCACCTAAGCCAGCCAATTGATTAGCACCACCTAAGTATGCTTGTAGGTTAGCTAGTTGATTGTTTGCACCAAATTGTTGTTGGTTAGCAGCCAATTGTTGAGCTTGACCAAATGCCCCTTGGTTAGCCAATTGAGACTGCATGTTTTGGCCAGAACCCAAAGCTTGAACACCAAGCAATGATTGCAAGTTTGTATTGCCAACGTTATAACCCATTTGCTGATTAGCCAAATTAGCTTGTTGAGCAGCTTGCTGATTAGCCAAGTTTGCAGCTTGTTGGTTAGCCGTGTTTTGTAAGCCATATTGACCAGCCATTTGTTGGTTAGCAAGATTGGCAGCTTGGTTAAACTGACCTTGTTGTAACCCATATTGACCAGCAAGTGCTTGATTAGCAAGGCCAGCTTGTTGACCAAGTTGTGCATTTTGCAATGCAGTATTGAATCCCATGCCTTGATTAGCCAATGCAGCTTGTAAACCAGATGCTTGGTTAAGTTGTTGGGCTTGTAAGTTTTGGCCAGCTCCAAGTTGTTGAGTACCTAATGCAGCTTGTAAGTTAGTATTTCCTACATTGTAACCCATTGTTTGGTTAGCTAATGCTGCTTGTAATGCTTGGGTAGCATTCATGCCAGAAGCTTGTAATTGTGCAGCTTGGTTTTGAACTGCGGCTTGTTGTTGATTGTTCAAATTGGCAAGTGCTGTTTGCATGCCAGTTTGTGTACCAAGTTGTTGTACACCTAATTGAGATGCTAAGTTTTGACCACCAACAGTTAATCCTGCTTGTTGATTTGCTTGTTGTGCTTGTAAGTTTGCTTGTTGTTGAGCATTAAATTGACTTTGAGCATTTTGGAATGCTTGGTTATACCCTTGGCCAATTGCTGCATTCATTGCCGTGTTTTTATTGCGGGCATTTTCAGCAGCCATTAATGCTTCACGTGACCCGCCAAATGCACCAGCTTGCGTAGCACCAGCCTGTTCTTGTTGGCCAGTAATATCATATTGACGTTTAATTTCAGCAAGTTGAGGATCTAAAGATGCTTTCAAATATGGGTTCATGTACTGTTGAGCAGTACCAGGCTGAGTAAAGTCTTGAGTTCTAACTTGTGAAGCTGGACCCATTTGATACATGCTAAGTTGTGGATTGTATCCAGTTTGTGCTGCTTGCATGTTAGCAGTTTGCATACCTGGCGCTGACACATTGCCAACGTTACCCATTTGATACATGTTTAAATTAGGGGCATTGACATTAGATGATGATACATTTTGTGGGCCATTAAAACTTGTACCACCAAACATTGGAGCCGCAGCAAGGCCAGCTGCTTGAGCCATAGGGGCAGCACCCGTTTGTGCAGCATTAGCAGTAGCTCCAGTTACATTGCCTGGGCCGTTCATTGTGTAGTTAGCTAGGTCAGGTGCTGATGTTGACATAAACCCACCAGTCTGTGGGTTGTATGATGAATTAGCCATCCTATTCATTGCACTTGTAGTTGCATTGGTAGCATTAGCATACTGACCAGGCATTTGCAAATTAGCTGCAGCAGATTGTGCTTGTTGTTGTAATGGAGAAAAATTAGCTACATAGTCTTGAGGATTTTGACTATATGGCGTGTAATTTTGAAAACCAGTACCAGCACTATTATAGATCTGCGCTTGCGCAGCATTTAACATGTTGGTTACATATGGCTCCATAAATGGAGATATGTTTGATGTATTAGTAACGCTTGATGTAGGTGTGCCGCCATCACCACCTTCAAGTGTCATGCGTTTCCCGACTGGCTTAAAAGCCTTTTCAGGCAACATGCTAAAATGGTTATATCTCATATTATAGTACCTTTGTAAACAACTTGTCTGTTTGGTGATAACCCAAGTATTCAAGCAACTTTGAATTATCTAAATGTATTTTGGTGTGGATAATAATACGATTTACACCAATTCTTTTTAATGCCGCTTCAGCATACTGAAACATTTTAATTCCAACACGGCCTTTTCTATACTCTGGCTTTACGTAATAAACATCTTCGTAAGCTGTTTTACATGACTTATAATGTGCATGTGGTCTTACAAAAAATGCCATATAGCCAATAAGTTCGCCATCATTTCTAACTGTTACAGTTCTTAATATTCCAGCAGCAGCTAATGCTTTGTAAAGATCCCAGTCTGGATCAAATGGAAATTCTTTTGTTACGCATAACTCATCATAATGCAATGGAAGAACTTGCATAAACTCATCAATAAAATCTATACCATTTACATCTTCATAAATAATCATGCTGGTAGATATTTGTATGCTTTAGTATCAGCTGCAATATTTTTTGTTTTTGCACGTTTAGCTTTAATGCGATCCATCATTGCGTATAAACGTTTAGCACCTGCATCAGTCGAGCCATTGCCTAACTCCGATACAATACGTGCTGGGATTACAAATTCACCTTCAGCTAATCTAGCTGGTTGTTTATGTCCAATAGATGCTGGAATAGAGTCGCTTACACCGTCCCCTGGGCCACGGAGAAGGCGGCCACCGTCAGAATAAGAGCCAAGTGAACCCAAGCCCCCCATATTGTATTCAACTCCACCACCATGATTATAATGAGGAATATATATATGGCCATTCATGTTTGGTGATGTTGTATTTGGTTGCACAGGATTAAATGCTGCAAAATTTGGTGATAGATTTTGAGCATTATATACTGGCGCTGGTGCTGGTAAATTTTTAGGGAGTTGTTGCATAGCTAAATTATACCCCCATCCAGATCCTCCATTTGGATAGCTCATATTTCCAGTAGGGGAGCTATCACGTGGCAATGCCCCAAGCATGTTTCCAAGTTCAGAAAGATTTCTTGCCTGAGGTATTCCAAAATTATTAACTTGTGGTGTTGGCGCTGGAGGTGCTACTTTGTAATTTCCTGAATTATTAACTAAATAACCATTGCTACCTGGAGAAGTTGGCTTAAGAATGCTTGAGATAAATCCTCCTGGGGCATAATTCATTAAACCGCCCTCTTTAGCATCTGTAGGTTGTTGGGCTTGTTGTGCAATTTGTGCTTGAGCTACCATAGAAGGATCGGTTGCAATAGAACCTAACCCACTCATTTCTTGAGTATGAGTTTTACCTGGCATAAATGCATGTTTATGCATGTTAGCTACCATTGCATTTGCACGTTGATATGGATTCATCCCTTCATAATCTTTTTCATAGCCTGGATCAAATGGCCGTGCATTTTCTGCTTTAGCATTTTCAGCAATAGCATCATACATAGCTTTGCTTTGTTTAGCATTTGCAACGTTTTGTGCATTGAATGCATCATAAATGTCTGTTCCGCTATAACCACCTGATTTCATGTGATTTACTTCCATCAATCCACCGTCAGCAGCAACAGTAAAATTAGATGGATGATATGGATTTGCAGCATAGTCTCTATATTGCGCTTGATATGGGTGTGCTGGAGGTGTTGGAAATGTTCCTTTAAAGTCAGAAGACAATCGTTTAAACCCAGCTGGATTGTTATATTGTTGTGAATTATCTGGAACACCTGGTTGCATTTCTTTAGCAATACCGCCAATGATAGGCATTGCTGTACCAAGTACATCCATTTTGTTTGCCATAGCAAAATCTTTTGCGTGTTGCAAATCTTGAGTTACATTACCAAATCCGCTTTTAAATGCATCCCACCCAGTTGGGTTAGCTTGTCCACCTAAAATTGTTGTGGCAGGGGCAGCTGCTGTACCAGCGGCAGTAGCGGTTTGAGCAAGGCCTGGATTGGCAGCTAAAAATTCCCCTGAAGTCATGCCTGCTTGAGCAGCTTGTTGACCTAGTGCTTGGCCTGATCCGACAATTCCGCCAAGTGTAGTATCTGCCATATTGCCAGCACCAGCCATACCAATGTTGGTTGGAATAGTAGCGTTGGTTGCAGCAGATACTGCATTACCTACTTGACTAGCATCTGAAACTGCAGTTGTTGTAGCGGCCTTACTAATATCTCCAGCTAAACCAGCGCCACTCCATGCCCCAAGACCAGCCATCAAACCTTGACCAAGACTACCAGTAATTGCATAGTCAGCACCACCAACAATAGCGGCAGCTAGGAACGGATCGCCTGTAGCAATACCAAGACCAATACCTGCAACGGTTGGAAGAATGGAACTTAAGAAGCCAGCTTCTGGAAGGCCAGTATGTGGGTTAACAGTTAATGAGCCACCATGTTGTTGAGCCATCTTTTGCAATGCCTCAAGCTCACCTGAAGTCATATGAACTAGGTGAGAATCGTTTCCTCTGCCGTGGGCTTGTAAGTGTTGTGCTGCTAGTTGTAGGCTCATAATTTAATTATCCTGTCAATGTATGACATATTAAAGGTTTTTAAACCGTTGCGCCACTAGAATTTACCCATACAGTACCTTTGTACCAAATAGGAATGCCTAGTGTTGTATCAAAATAATTTGTCCCAATTTGTAAATTTACTGTAGGACGATTTGCTGTTGTGCCATGCGCTGGTTTTGTTACGTTTTGTGTAAAGTTATCTATCTGATTAAAATATAATCTCAATGCATTTAAAAGCATTGTTTCATACTCTGCAGAATATTCTTGCTGTGCCATTGGCAAGCTTGGTGCAATAGTATTAAGTACGGTGTAATTAATGCTCATCGTCTACCTGCTGGTTTAAGATCAATACGTGGTGTACCTAGTTGCCATGAAACACCTAATCCTGTTGATTTAATTTGAAATGCCATTTGTCTTCCACGTAGTCTGGTATAAACTTGGCCCGTGTATTGTTGAATTGTATATTCAGTCAATGTTTGATAGTTATTAGCACTTGTTACTGTATCAATATCTGATGGTACATAAGCAGCGCCAGAGTTTTGACGGCCATATAGTGTCATTGTAACAGACGGCTGGTTTACTGTAGATCCATTAAAATTAACGTCAGGAAGAATACGCCATACAAATCCCAAGTGATCCCCAGCTTCAATACCAAAATCTGAAGATTGTACATAGGAAACAATAGGTTGCGGTGAAGATGTAGATACGTCATCAGTTCCTACCTCGTGGTAAAGTAAACGGCTATTATAATCGGCAGCAACTGGGCTTGGGTTAATCCCATACTGTAGCCATGCTGTTCTAGCCATCGTACCATATGACCATACTTTGTCTTGATAATTATATATAACATATTTATCAATAATGGTATTAGGGTTAGTAACAGTTCCAGTACCATCTGCACCTTCAATTGAACAATAGAACCACCAAACCTCATTAAACGCTTCATTAGCCCCAGCAAATACTTGGAATGCTTGTTCTAAATTAATGTCAGTAAAAATGTATTGGCGTAATGAGCAAGGTAATGTTTGTACAGTACCTGCATACATGTAGAACTTGCCTTTACCAATCCAGTAGGTTACGTTAGCTACAGTAACTGCTGAGTTTGGAGAAAGGATTGAAATATTATCCATCAATACTTGGAAGCTAAATACATATGGATAACCAATGTATTGCATTGAATATAAACAAGAATCTGTCCATATTAAAGTTTCTTGACGGGTTGTTTGTGAAGTCATGATGTATGACCCGTTAGTCAATGCAAACTCACCTGACTGATTGGTTACTGCTGGTACCCATTGTGTAGGATTAGCTTGATCTGACCAACGTACTAACATTGGGTTAAATACAGTTGACAGCGTTCCACCATTATAAGAATTAGATCCCATTGCAATTAAAAATTGTTGAATAGAAGAACTTAATACTTGGAAGGTTTGTGTTGGAACAAATACAGGATCATTGCCATTAAGCGTAGCTAGTGATGATAAAGATACAGCTCTGGTACTAACAGTTCCTGAATCTTTCCAATAATAAATAGGGCCGCCACGTGGAGCAATAGCTAAGTCTGCTCCGTAGTTATCATTTGTCCATAAACGTAATTGTTGAGTTAATCCTACAGAACTTGCAGAACCCCATCCACGTGAACCATTCTGTGGATAAACAGTAACATTAGAACCACCGCCTGCAGCTACAGTAGAAGTTGCAGAACTTTGTGTAGTAATTGTATAAGTGTTAGCAGTTAAAACTGTAACAATAAAATTAGTATTGATACTAGAAGCAGGAATGCCACCAATAGACGTAGCTCCTGAAATAAACACCCAGTTTCCTGTAGTTAATCCATGTGCAGTTTGAGTTACAGTAATAACTGTTGGAGTGCCAGTAGATGTTGCTAATGGGTTGTTACCAAGAATAACAGGGACTGTATATGACCATGGGCCAGCCCCCCAACCTAAACCTGTAGTTGCTACATCAAGGCCTGTAGGATACTCAAATTCAAATGTAACAGTACCGCCTCCTGGGGATCCTGCAGCAGTTGAAGATGCATTAGCAGATGAAATAGTAAATGTTGTAGTAGTTGGTACAGAAGTAATAATGTACTCACCACTAATTGTTAACCCACCTACAGTTGCTGATGAGGTAACAATAATATAATCACCAACGTTAGGTGAGTAATTAGCATCTGTTAACGTAACGGTATAACATCCTACAGCAGCACCAGTTGAGTGTGATGCGGCTGTTGTGCCAGCATAACCACGGGTTAACCCGTTCAATACATTTCCTGATTTACCAGTATAACTAATCTTTTCTGAATCAATTAATATAACACCAGCTGATGGGAATGATGTGCCTGATGTTAAAGTAAGTGTTGTTTGTGAAGCATTTATCCCACCATTCAAAGTAGAATAAGCCGTAGAAATTGGGCTTGCTGCCAATGTGTTTGGCGCTGATAACGCTGTGCCATCTTTACGATAAATTGGAGTAATGTCATTATATGTGCCAGCATAGTAAATATAATATTTAACATTAGTACCCAAGCCAATATAAGCTGTTACTCCGTCAGCATCAATCCATGTCCACAATGAACGGGCATGGCCTAAAAACTGTGAGGTTGCAACTTGTATCCAGCCACCAATTTTTTCTGGCTGTCCAGAGCGGAAACGCACCTTATCCCCGTCATAAAAACCACCCTCATTAGAGTAGTTAGTACCTTCACGGTTTAGACCAGCACGATATACAAGTTTTTGTAAGGCCATAATTAATCTTTATTTTTGTTTTTTAACATAAAATAAACTG